CAATATAAACATAAAAGATTTAAAGATAAAACTAAATATAATAGAAAAAAACTTAAAGAATTAACTTAGGTTTTTTATCAACAGTTGTAGGTTCTCCAAATACATTAAAACTAAATGATCTACGTTCTCCCTTTGTTCTAAAGGGATAAACCATATGATACATCCACCAAGGAAAGATATAATAATCTCCAACCTTTGGTCTCATTCGTACTGTATTATTTGAAAATAACTGAACCTGTCCATACTGCATTTCAATACTACCTGCTGAAGGATAATGATCCTTATCTTCTCGATCCCATTCTTCTTGAATGTTATCAGGTAAAGATAAATATCCTACGCAAGACATATGACAATTAGTATGATAATGAGCTGGATTAAAATCACCATTAAAAGTTCTTACATACCAAGTAGATCTAAATCTAATCTTTTGTAATTCACCTGAATTTTCTGGATGTGCTTCAATATAAGCACTCATAAGTTTTTGGAAATAAGGAGCCCATTTAGTAAATATATCAGGGCTAATAAGTATTTCCTGTTTAACATTACCTACAAGTTTATGAGAATAATCATGAGTTTTTTTCTTAACTTTATGATCCATAAGATATTCACAATCTTTATTAAAATCATTAATCAATTCTTGAGGTAATTTACAATGACCTATTGATGGACCAAAAGGTCTATAGATTTTAAGTTCTTTATTCTCTTGATTTAATTTACTAAAGTGTTCCATCGTAATCTCTTTCTAAAATCATTTCTAAATAATGAATTGCTTTCTCTATATCTTTCTTCTTACCTTTAAGATGATGCCTACATATATACTTAATAGCATTACCTTCTGCAAATAGAAGTTTATTTTCATTAATAAAATGTGCAGGCTGCACTTTCATATTTTTATAGTGAGTTCCATCTACTTGTTTATTAAGTGATTCGTATGTCATATCTTTAAATATATCTTTATCAGTCATTGAATGTTAATCTATATTTACCAGTTGATACATATGGATTTTGAGGTCTATTTTGTATTACTTTGTTTTGTATATCTGTTAAAATATATATATCAAGTTTCATAGCCTGAGTAAACTTTGTTAAAGCATACTCTGAATCTATATCAGCATAATGGCATATACGTTTAAAATCATTTGAATTAGAAGTCAGCCAAGAAATAGCTTCTCTTTTATCAATAATTTTATATTTCCACAAACCATTATACATAGCATCCTCTATGGCTCTAACTATAACTGCCCTGAACAATTTAAGTTCAGGACTTTGTGTCATCAGATTTCACCATTTCATAAGTAGATCTTAAAGGTGACATTGAACATTCTTTCCATGACAAAGATTTTGGATCTAAATTGTTATTAGCTTCTAATGCTTCTTTATCTGTATCAGCAACAATAAAAATTTCTGTAACACAAGGAACATAAACCCATCTCCTAAATTTATAAATCATATATTATGTTTACGTCTACTAGCTTCTAATGTTCTAAACAGATCTATTATAAGACCTTCTTTATCTCTTTTATTCTCAAGCGTACTTGCTTTAACCTCTGCTTGAAATAGTTCTTCAACAGCATCCAAGTAAGTTTGGCTTGCATAGAATGCTTGCTCTTTGGCAGATACACTTTTAAGACTCGTTTCACCAGTGATATATAATGCTTTCTTTCTTTTAAGTAATCTATCCAGATACTTAACATTAGCATTTGCTTCTGCGTTTTGTTCATCAGTTTCCGATAGGAATTTTAAGGCATCTTCCAATCGATTTTCTGTAATCATTTTTATCCTCCTTTAAATATAGTTTATATAATTTTAATACTAATTCATCATTTTCAAATGTACTAATACCCATCATTTCTAATTCCACTTTAAACTGTAAGTAATCCATTTCATTATTTATTCATCTTCCTTTACAGGTTTACAATATGTTAGCATAACTTGATACTCTTTAGTATCTATTTTATAAAAGATACCTACTTCTTTATCTTCTCTAACATATAAATTCTTTTGCACATATTCTTCACAAGTTTGGTAATCTACAAATTTTTCTTTAAGTAAATATTTTACTCCCAATTGTTGTGGATTTATTTCTCCTGGTATAAATAGGAGCATTAATAATTCTATCATGATATTTATCCTTTTAGCACTGGGTAGCTATTAACTACCCAGCGTTTCACTTATCAAGGGAGATAAAAATGAAATCGTTAAAATGGTGCATCTGCAGGTAGATCTTCTACACTACTCATTTCAGCATTTAGTATCTTACGCACTATGCTATCAATAGTTTCAAAGTTTACTTCTTTACCTGATTGTAAAGCTGCTGCACATAAATTGCTCATAGTTAATCTATACTTTTCTTTCCATTGAGCATTAGAATCTTTGGCAGGTGTAGCACTAGGCACAGGCATAGTTACTTCACCTTCTAGTAATTCTACAGAACTAGCAGTTTGGTATTGTTTACCATTTTTACTTGTTCTAACTGGTTGTGCTGCTACTTTAAGTCTAGCACCTTTTTGCCATCCTTCAGCACCTATAGCTTCACCATATATTGTCATATCTATTCCATCGTCTTTGGTAACGTAAATACTATATTTACCTCCACCATCTTTTGATGCGAATGCACGTTTATGAGTACATTCAAATGTTTCTATCTCCATTTTATTTCTCCTATTTATTTGTTTTATTATATTTCCAAGTCGTTGCATAACTATTTATAGATTATTTTAACGCTTTAGTCCATATGTCCTTAGCAAACTCTACAGATCCAAGGCTACCCTTCCATCTGAAGTTGTCGCATACCAAAGGAAATATGCGTACAACGTCATCTTTAGTTTTACTAATTTTTAATATATGTTCGATATGTTTCATAGCATCTATAAGATCTTTTAGATGATCTCTTTCTACCATATCTACACAATACACATCTTTTGGCGAACAATATAATAACATTGTTTCTTTACCAAATAGATCTCTATATAAGCATTGTTGTCTAACATCAGCAGCTTTTGGATACCATTTAGGATCCACATGACCTGCTTTTAATCGTCTAATATATGCTGTTGCTTTAGTATCAACTATGACATCTTTAAACTCGAAGTCAGTTTTACCTACTACATCATATTGTAGACCATATTTTTCACCACTTATTTGTTTCTCATTCTGAAATGAGACTATCTCACCGAACTCAGTTAAATTTTCTACAAATTTACTAGCTATTATTCCAGACCATGCACATTCAGAATCTTCTTCACTACCACCACATTCAATTGTATATTGATTTTTACTATAATCTTTTATACTATTTTCATCAGTGATTTGTTTTGATAATGCATAATGAGCAGCATCCTCAGCTGCTAATCCCATCTTCATTCTTGCATTAGGCTTTGAATCAAAATCATACAGAGTATTAATTATCCAGAAAGCTGGGGAATCAATAAACGTATTAGTTTTTGAAGCACTATGTCTATATTCAATTTTCATCTTTATCTCCTTATGGTTATTAATGTTCAAAAGTATTTAAGTTCTACCTATAACATACCTGTTGATTTGTTAAAAGGTAAAAAAACAATAAAAAGTAATACACAATACAAGATCTATAATTTATCTATATTGTTATCCTGGCTATTGCACCCTACACAAGTGTATGGGAGCAAAAGCCTTATTGCTCGTCTCCATTCTTGTAATAAGAATAGAGTTTATCGTCTTTTTAATTTATATAATAAAAATTCTAGTTTCAAATCTTTTGTTGATAAAGAATTAAAAAATTATAAAGTATCGTATGCGTCAGACTGAAAAACCTGAACTTATTTCTACTATTTTAGACAAACGTAAAGTATGGCTAAACATTAGAGAATCTCGTCTCATGTATATGTTTCATCGTAAGCTCATATCTATTGCAGAATATGAAGCTGGATCTCGTTATCGTCTTATGTGTGAACTTCAAGGTGGTGGAACTGGTAATGTTTTAAAAGAACGAATTGACCACACCAACAAAGATTTTATAGCATCAGCTATTGGAGCTGCACTTGCAGTTAAAGAGATTGATGACGAACTTGGTAAAAGAATTTCTAAAATTATGAAGTTGTTTTGTCACTTTAATTTTGGTATCATTGAAATAGCACATCATTTAAGTATGTCAGAACGCAAAGCATCTAACCAAGTACATGAAGGATTATCAGATTTAGCAATTTATTATGGCTACAAAAAAGTGTACAATACTATCAGAGGAAAAGGTACAAAGAATTAAAGATAAAGAGTATCTAAAGTGGGTAGCATCTAACCCTTGTATTCTATGTCAGAATACTCAATCTCAAGCACATCATATAACATTTGCTATGCCTAAAGGTTTCTCTCAGAAAGTTGGAGACCAATTTACTGTACCTCTTTGTTATCCTCATCATCATTTATTACATACAAATGGTATGAGTGAAAAAGACTTTTGGCAGAAATTAGACATAGATGCTGTTGATATATGTAGTAAATTTCATGGTCATTACCACAATATGTGGAAAAACAAGAACTTTTTCTATGATGATTCCTTATTATGGGTCGAAGTTTATAACAAACTTGTACCTAAGATACTAAATAACGTTGATTTTCTTCTGCAACCCAAATAACTAATGTAGTTATCCTTACCAAAGGTACGCAAATTATGAGCAAAATATTAAAGTTTCCAAATAAAAAGTCACCATATTCTGATAGGTTTTTATCTAACGTTAAACCTAACGCTATAGGTGATTTTATTTTAAAACAAAATCCTAATATGTCACTTAAAGCTGCAGACGCTATGGCTCTTGCAATAGTCTATAGCACTTACCTACAATTAGTTTTTGAAGAAGAAGGCAATCGAGAGTTACCTTCTATGGATGATTTTGATCAATATATTTGGGCAGCTCATGACAAAAAAACGTTACACTAAAAAGAAGAAATCATTTAAAGACTCAGACACCAATGAAATTCCCTACATTAAATGTAGAGTTGAATGGGTTGATGCTTTAAGTGATTCAGCTTGGGCTTCTGAAAAAGAATTTAAAAATATGAAACTGGCTAAACCAGTTAATGAAGGTTGGATCTTTTCTAAAGATCGACACTCTATTAAAATGTTTGCATCATATGATAAAGAAGATGATGGAACAATTACATTTGGTGATAGAACAATGATTCCTAAATCTTGGATAGTTAAGATTACTGAAATTTAACGAACCAGGCAGTCTCCCACCTGGCTCTATCTATTTACATGGTCATATGATTTGATCACTAAGAACTTAGCCAAATAAAATAGAATTTTTTAACGAAGCATTGGATTTTTTTACCTAGGTAATCACCCTAGGACTGGACTATTTAAACACCTCCAATTCTAGATTCGATCAATGATCGGTGTTCCAATAACTTCTATCTTACAGCTGTAAGAATTCTTAAATTCATTCATCGTGATTTTCGTTATATAGTGGATCTGTAAATACTTCTTCAATAGTCTGTCCACCTAATTCAATGATACGTTTTTTGGTAGCTTGTATCTCAGCTTTAAGATGATCTTTACTATGCTCTAAAGCTTGAACT